GAGCAGGAGGCCGCGGCCGCGGAGGCGCAGCGGCCGGCCGCCCACGCGGCGGCGGGCGGGACCGGCACGGCCGACAAGCCGGAGGGCACGGCCGCCGACGCGGGCGCGGCCGGCGCGGCGGCGGACGCGTCGCAGGGCGTCGTGAACGCGCAGGCGTCCGACTTCCAGGTCACGGAGCAGGACGGCAAGTACGTCGTGACGGGTCCGGGCCTCGACGCGCCGGAGACCTACGACGACCAGCCGGAAGCGGACGCGCGGATTGAGGTCCTGCGGAAGACCGCCGGCACGCAGGGCTGACCCCGTGGGGGACCAGGTCGACATCATCGTGGCCGACCTAGACCTCTACACGCGGTCGGAGGTGATCGACCTCACGCTCAACGTCGACGCGAACCTCCGCGAGAGCCCGCCGCTCGGCACCCCGCGCGACACCGGGTGGGCGGCCGCCAACTGGGTGCCGAGCGTGGGCGACCCGAAGTACCTCGACGCGGACGTGCGCGACCCGACGGCCGCGCAGGTCACGGAGCGCGCCGCCGTCGCGACCCAGGGGCAGAACGAGGTCCTGTCCTGGGCTCCGGCGGACGGCGCGATCTTCATCACCAACAACGTGCCGTACATCCAGCCGCTCAACGACGGGCACAGCCCGCAGAGCCCGCCCGGGTTCGTCCAGAACGCGATCGAGGTCGCGATCCGGCAGACCGCCGCGGCGGGCGTCCAGAAGCTCAACCGCCTCAACCGCGCGGCGGCGGCCGGCGGCGGTGGCGTGGGGCGACTGGCGTTCGATCGCGCGCGCAGGCGCGGGAGGGCCGGGTGAGCGTCTGGCGCGAGGTCCAGGAGGCGCTCTACGGGCGCTGGGCCGACCAGTGGGCGGACCGGACCCCCTACAAGTTCGAGAACGAGAGCCTCGACCCGCCGGACGCGCCGTGGGCGTGGCTCCGGATCGTCTCCGCGCCGGGTCAGCAGGGGTCGCTGGGTCCGCCGGGCGCGCGGCGCTGGGACCGGGTCGGCCGCCTGTTCGTGCTGCTGCGCGAGCCGCCGGGGAACGGCGTCGGGTCGCTCTCCGACCTCGCGGAGCAGGCGCGCCCGATATTCGAGGGCGTGCGCCTCGACCCCCACGACGTGAGAGTCGGCGTCCTGGACATCGGCGGGGAGGCGCAGGTCGACGAGGGGCGCTGGTGGGGCGTGACTCTGTCCGGGCGCTTCGACTATGAGGAGCGTCGTTGACGGGAGGACGCGATGGGCCGGGTTATCACCGACGGGATGACGCTCACGAAGGCGCGCGAGGCGTCGCCCGGCGTCCTGCCCGCCCAGCCGACGTGGCACCAGCTGGAGCCCAACTCGATCAGCGCGTTCGGGACGACGATCTCGACCACCGTCCGGGCCCCGATCAGCAAGTCTCGCGCGCGCCGCCGCGGCAAGGTCACGGACCTGGACAGCGCGGTCAGCTTTGAGGCCGACCTCACGATGCAGCACATCCGCGCCCACGCGGAGGAGTTCTGCTTCGCGCGCGCGATCGGCGCGCCATACTTCTCTCCGTCAGCCGCCGCGTCGACCGGAACCCCCGGCTACGTCGTGCCGTCCCTATCGGCCGCCCAGGCGGCGCTTTTGTTCGCCAACAGCGGTTCCGGAACCGGCACCCTGCTCTACGCGCGCGGCTTCGTGAACCCCGTCAACAACGGGATCAAGCTGTTCTCCGCAGCCCCCGCGGCGGGGGACACGACGCTCCAGGTCGCCGGCCTCGTGGCCGAGACGCTGGCGGCCAGCACGGCGGCGGAGGTCGCGGTCGCGGGCTACCGGGCCGGCGCGGGCGACCTCGGTATCGACGGCGACGGCAACCTGCTGTCCAAGTCGACATCCTTCGTCGCGCTCGGGATCGCGGTCGGTCAGGTGATCCACGTCGGCGGCGTCGACCTCGCGCACCGCTTCGCCCACGCGAACAACTTCGGCTTCGCGCGGGTGCTGGCGGTGGCGGGCAACAAGCTCACGCTGTCGAAGCGCGACCAGCCGTTCACGGCCGACGACGGCACCTCCACGGGTGCCGGCGGAGCGGCTATTCAGATCGACCTGCTGTTCGGTCAGTTCGTGCGGAACGTCGACGTGGGGTCGGCGGACTACGTCGAGTACACGAGCCAGTTCGAGCTGGCGTCGCCCAACCTGCTCGACGGCGGCGCGACCGGGTACGAGTACGCGATCGGCAACTACGCGAACGAGATGACGATCGCGATCCCGCTGACCGGCAAGGCCACCGTGACGCTCGGCTACATCGGCTACAACACGCTCCCGCCGACCGCCCTCCGGGCCACCAACGCGGCGGTCGCGAAGGTCGGCGGCCGCGAGGAGTCGTTCGGGACCGCGTCCGACATCGCGCGCATCCGCCTCCAGGACGTGGACGAGACGGGCCTCACGACCGACTTCAAGTCCGCGAGCTTCTCGCTCAAGAACGGCGACACGGCGGAGAAGGTGCTGGGACGTCTCGGGCCGCGCTACATCAACCTCGGCATCCTCAACGTCGACCTGACGAACCAGATGCTGTTCACGAACGCGCTCGTGCTGGACCGCATCCGCCTCAACAAGGTGACGGGCTACGACACGGCGCTGCGGAACGGCGACGGCGGATTCGTGCTCGACCTCCCGACCGGCACGATGTCGGGCGGCGGCCGCGAGTACCCGGCGAACCAGTCGGTCCTCCTCAACGACGTGTTCCAGGCCTACCAGGACGACGCCTACGGCTACACGGTCGGCTTCTCATTCTTTCCCGTCCTCCCCGCCCCCACCGCCTAGGAGTACCGATGGTCGACTTCTCCAACCTCCGCGCGCTCGACGTGACCGCGGAGACGATCCGCGAGTACACGTTCGAGCGCATCGTCGGCGCGCCGTCGATCCGGTGCGCGCCGGCCGTCGACTCCAACAAGCCGTTCCTCAACGCCCGGCTCCGGGTGTCGATTGAGAACGACAAGGCCGCGCTCAACAAGCCGACCGCCACGCCGGAGACCCTCGCGGCGGACATGGACTTGAGCCGTGAGCAGGACAAGCAGCTGATCGCGATGCACTGCGCGCGCGCGTGGGGCACCGCGCCCAAGGCGGCCGACGGCACGGAGCCGGAGTTCTCGGCCGAGAACTGCCTCGCGTTCCTCCGGGCTCTCCCCGACTGGCTGTTCGACCCATTCCGGCGCTGGGCCGCGAACGTGAACAACTTCGTGCCGCAGCAGGTCACGCAGCGGCAGGCGGACGACCTGGGAAAAGACTGACCGTCCGGCTGGAGTGGACGCTCCGATTCGCGCGCGACGGCTGGCACGTCGACGCGGCCCGGAAGAAGCGGCGTCCGCTCCCGCCCTGGTTCCTCGCCCGCCCGGCCGACCTGCGGGGCGACGAGTTCTACGACGAGGCGTTCCGGGACCTCTCGACGTGCCGGAACGAGGACGGCGCTATCCCGTGGACCGCCGCCGTGGCATACGCCGACCGCAAGGGCCTGGAGCCCGACGTGTTCGACGCTCTGTGGACCGTGCTGCGCCGGCTGAACGAGGCCCGGCAGCGCTGGCTCGCGGAGGAGGCCAAGGGAGCGGCGGGCGGTGGCGGCTAGTTACCCGATCGCGGTGGTGGTCGACCCCTCGGGGGTCACGACCGGCAGCGCCAAGGTAAAACAGGAGCTGTCCGGCGTCGAGACCGCCGCCGCGTCCGCGAAGCGGTCGATGGACGCCGCCTTCACGGGGGCCAGCGGTACGATCGACAAGGTCGCGGAGTCGACCGATGGGCTCAACAAGTCCCTCAACGAGATGTCGTCCGCCGCGGCCACGTCGCTGACCGGCTCGAACGACAACGCGGCCTCGCTGGAGACGCTCGCGACGCAGACCGACAAGGTCGCGCTCGCGACGGGCGAGGCCACCAAGGCGAAGCGGGAGCACGCCGCCGCCAACGAGAACGACACGGCGTCGGCGGGGCGCAACACGACCGCGCAGATCGTCCTCCAGTCCGCGATCCGGAAGACGACCGACCAGTTCGCGGCCGGCGCGCCCGTCTCCCAAATCTTCGGCGAGCACATCGAGACCCTGATTGAGGTGCTAGAACTCTACGCCCAGGGCGCGGCCCGGAAGGCGGACGACGCGAACGAGGGGGTCGGAAAGAGCCTGTCCGAAACGGGCGAGAAGGTCGTCGAGAGCGCGGAGAAGTTCAAGGGCCTCAAGGGGTTCGCCGGCGAGGCCGCGGAGTTCCTGGCGGGACCGTGGGGCATCGCCGTCGCGCTGGCCGGGTCGGCCCTCACGGCTCTCATACCCAAGCTGTTCGAGACGGACGAGGCGGCGCAGAAGGCCGCCGACGAGGGCCTGCTCGCGTTTGAGAAGCGGCAGCAGAGCCTGGCCCGCTTCGTCGACCTGACCACCGGCCGGCTGATTGAGCAGAACCGGACCCTCGCGCTCGTGCAGCAGCAGCAGGGCCGGTTCCAGTTGCAGACCGCCAACAACGAGACGCAGGGCAACGTCAACGCCGCGTTCGGCGCGGTGCGCGACTTCATCGACAAGGCTCCCCGCAGCCTCGACGTGTCGAAGATCGTCACGGCCAATCTGACGGCCAAGACGGCGGAGGACCTCAACCGCCAGATCGCCGCCGCCGCCCAGGGCAACGCGGCGTTCGACGAGCTGTCGAAGACCGTGGCGGGCTACTTCGGCAAGGCGGTCGAGGGCACGGAGAAGATCAGGCAGCTGACCGGCGACCAGCTGGCCCTCAACACCGCGCTCAACCACGGCACGATCCTGACCTCGAAGTCGGTCGAGACCCTGGTCAACCAGGCCACCGCGACCGACGCCGTCACGCGCGCGCAGGTTAAGCTCGACGCCCTCAAGGCGAAGGCCGACGATCTCGACAAGCAGCCCTACAGCCCGGCACAGCAGGCCGCCCTCCAGCAGAACGCCACGGCCCAGATCGCCGCCACGAAGGCGGTCGAGGGCGCGCGACAGGCGGAGGAGGACGACCGCAAGGCGCTGACGGCCGCGAACGAGGAGAGGCGGAAGGCCATCGCGCTCGCGAAGGAGCGCGCCAACACGGCCCGCGAGGAGGCAAACTTCGTCAAGGCGGTCGAGGACGCGTCGGCCGTGAAGGGCGAGAAGGACCCGGCGGAGCAGCTCCAGGCGCAGATCACCCAGAAGCTGAACGAGTACAAGTCGCGCTTCAAGGTCGACGCGACGCCGGAGTACGCCGGCCGGATCACGACCGCGCTCACGGGCGCGCAGGCGCGCGACCAGCAGCAGGCGTTCGACACCGCGTACGTCTACCCGCTCCGCACGCTCGACGCGCTTCAGGGGCAGGTCGGCCTCTCGCGCCAGATCATGAACGCGGAGCTGACGGAGTCCGTGCGCCTCTACGGGCCAGCGACCGCCGGGCAGAACAAGCTGACGGACGCGCAGAAGGCGACGATCGAGACCTCGCTCCGGAGCGCCGACGCGCGCAACCGGGAGGTCACGATCCTCCAGCAGGTCCGCGGGCCGCTGGAGGAGTACCGGGCGGAGGTCGAGGCGCTTAACCGGCTCCTCGCGACCGGCGCGATCAACCAGACGCAGTACAACGCGCGCGTCGCCCAGCTGGGCCAGAGCGCGCGCCAGACGATCGCCGGCCTGCCGGGCGCGGACTCGCGGGGCCGGAACCTCTCGGACATCGCGGGGCGGGCCAACGCGGACGCGTCGTACCGAAAGACCCTGGGCGACATCGACAGCCTGGACGGCCAGCGCGACGCCTCCGGGCAGAGCGAGCTGGACAAGATCGGGGTGTCGAGGCGGGACGCGGACCTCGCGGCGGAGCGCAAGCACACCCAGGACCTGCGCGACGTGGCGACCGCCCGGAAGAACATGCAGATCGACGCCGCGCAGTCGACCGCCGACAGCCTGTTGAGCATCGCGGAGACGACCGCCGGCAAGAACAGCGCGGTCTACAAGGCGGCCTTCGCGGTCGACAAGGCGGTCGCCATCGCGAAGTCGATCGTCGCGATCCAGACCGGCATCGCGGAGGCGGCCGCGAACCCGTTCCCGGAGAACCTCGGGGCCATCGCTTCGGTCGTCGCCGCGACGGCGTCGATCGTGTCGAACATCCAGTCGGTCGCGCTCAATCTCGCGGACGGCGGCTACGTCAGCGGGCCGGGGTCGAGCCGGTCGGACAGCATCCCGGCCAACCTCTCGAACGGCGAGTTCGTCGTCAACGCGGGCGCGACGGCGCAGAACCGCGCGCTCCTGGAGGCCGTCAACTCCGGCCAGATGGTCGCGAGCGCGCGCCGGTCCGCGAACGACAACGGCGTCGCGACGGGCGGCGGGGACAGCTACGCGTTCAGCTTCGGCAACGTCGTCGTCCAGGCCCCGGCGGGCGCGGACCCGCAGACGACCGGCAAGGCCGTGAAGGACCAGCTGCGCGCCCTCGTCGACGAGCGCATCCGCGCCGCCAAGCGACCCGGCGGGGCGTTGACGACGATCCGCAAGAGCGGGATGGTCGGCTGATGGCGACGATCCCGGTCATTGAGGGCGACGACCCCGACACGCAGGAGCTGTCGTTCGGAACCTCGCTCGGCCAGCAGTACCGTGTCCGGCGCGTCGACTTCGGGGACGGGTACTCGCAGCGGTCGCGCGACGGGCTCAACACGACCCCGCAGGTCTGGCAGCTCCAGTGGAACGGCATCTCCGACGCCGACGCGGAGACGCTCCGGTCCTTCTTCGAGAGCCTGGCCGGCGTGTCGCTAGTCGACTGGAAACCCTACGGGCAGGCCGCGCCGCTCAAGTGGACCGCCAACAACTGGTCGTCGAAGCCCAGCGGCTACCTCGTCCAGGACTGCTCCGTCACCCTATTGCAGGAGTTCGACCTCTGACCATCCGCGGCCTGATCCAGGGGTCGGACATGGGCGCGCGCATCACGCTCTATGTCCTCGATCTGACTATGTTCGACCTGGGCGTGATCCACATGACGCCGACGAGCGAGAACGCGCGGGCCGTCTCGTTCGGCGGCGAGGTCTACTCGCCCCACCCGGTCGACGCGACCGGCTTCGAGCTGACGACGACGGGCTCGCTGCCCCGCCCGACGCTGGCGGTCGCGAACCTCGACAACAGCTTCACGGCCATGGTCGAGCTGAACGACGACCTCCAGGGCGCGATCCTGACCCGCCTCCGGACGTTCGCGCGCTACCTCGATGACGGCGCGGAGCCGGACGGCAACGTGCACCTCCCGCCGGACGTGTACATGCTCTCCCAGAAGACCGCGCACACGCAGAGCCAGATCGAGTGGCAGTGCGCGGCCCTGATGGATCAGGAGGGCGTCCAGCTGCCGGGTCGGCAGGTCACGCGCGACTACTGCGACCACGTCGTGCGCCGCTGGACCGGAACGACGTTCGACTACGCGAACGCAACGTGCCCGTACGTCGGCGCGCCGCTGGACGAGAACGGCAAGCCCTGCGACGCCTCCGCGGAGGTCTTCTCGAAGCGGCTCGACACCTGCTGCAAGGCCCGGTTCGGCGCGACTTCGGTCCTGCCGACGCGCGCCTTCCCGGGGGTAGCGCGGCTGGCTAACCGCTGATGCTCGCTGCGGGGGCGCGCCTGCGGGACGGGACGCCGCTCGCCCGGCCGGAGGCCTGGGACGCGCTGCGGGCGCACGCCGTCGCGGAGTACCCGCGGGAGTGCATCGGCTACGTCTCCCAGGCGGGCCTCTACGTGCCGTTCCGCAACACGTCCCCGGACCCGCTCCGGTTCGCGGTGCCCGACAAGGCGCAGCTCGCCGCCGCGTACGCGTCCCGCGACCTCCGCGCGCTGTGCCACAGCCACCCGGACGGCCCGGACTGCCCGACGGAGACGGACATGCGGACCCAGCACGAGATGGACGTGCCGTTCGCGATCGTATCGACCAACGGCACCGCGACGGCCGCGCCATTCGCGTGGGGCGACGACCTGCTCGACGACGAGCCGCTGGTCGGGCGAGGGTTCCGGCACGCGACGCGGGACTGCTACTCAATCATCCGGTCCTGGTACGAGCGCGAGCGCGGCGTCCTGCTGCCGGACTTCCCCCGCTCCTGGGAGTGGTGGACGGCAGACCACCCGGGCTCGCGGGACCTCTACCGGCGGCACTTCGCGGACGCGGGGTTCCGGGAGGTCGATCGGCGCGACGCGCGCGACGGCGACGTGTGGCTCGCGGCCGTGCGGTCTACCGTTCCCAACCATGCGGGCCTGTGGCTTGACGGCGGCGTCGCGCTCCACCACCCCTGCGGCGGCCAGCCCTGCGACCCCGCGTGGCTGTCCCGCCGCGAGCCATTCGCGCGCTGGACGCCGTGGGTCACGCACTGGCTCCGGAGGGACGAGGCGTGCTGCGGAAGATCAGGCTCCACGGGCAGCTGGGGAAGCGGTTCGGGCGCGAGTACGACCTAGCGGTCGACTCCGTCGCGGAGGCGGTGCGCGCCCTCTCCGTGCTGCTCCCGGGGTTCAACGCCTACATCCGCCACCGGAGGTACGTCGTCGCGGTCGGGGGCCAGCAGATCGGGGAGGAAAACCTCCGCCTCCAGCTGGGCCGACCCGACAGGTCGATCGACATCGTGCCGCTGGGCGCGGTCTCGGGCCTCGACCCCTTCACGCTGACCCTGATCGTGGTCGGCGTGACGCTCGCGGTCTCGGCCGTCGCGGTCCTGACGATGCACGCGGCCCCGACGGCGGCCTCGCGCGAAGACTCGACGAAGACCGCGTCCGCGATGTTCGATGGGCCGCAGAACAACGTCGAGCAGGGTCACCCGGTCGCGCTAATCTACGGCCGCCGGATGCGCGTCGGGTCCGTCGTCGTCTCGGCCGGTATCTCGACCGCGGACGCGAACGAGGCGTCGCTCTCGACCAGCGTGACGAACCCGACGATCGGGACGAACCCCGGGTACGTCGGGTCGACGCCCGGGATCACCGGGAGCCCGGCCGGCGCGAACTGGAACGTCAACCTCGCGAAGGGCGGCAAGGCGGCGGCGGGTACGACCCGCGCCGCGCAGGAGGACCCGGACAACCTCCAGAGCCTCGCGACCGCCCGCATCGTCGACCTGCTGGGCGAGGGCGAGATCGGCGGCCTGATCGACGGCATGAAGTCGATCTACTTTGACGACACGCCGGTCCAGAACCCCGACGGCTCCTTCAACTTCGCGGGCGTCGCGATCGAGCAGCGGGTCGGTTTGCCCACCCAGGACTTCATGCCCGGCTACACGGACACGGAGGACACGACCTCCGTCGACACGGAGGTGAAGGTCTCGACCGGCCCGGTCACGCGGACGATCAGCGACCCGGACGCCACGGTCGCGCGGGTGACGATCCGCATCCCGCAGCTCTACCAGCAGAACACGACGAACGGCGACATGAAGGTGTCGCAGGTCGAGGTCGCGATCAGCGTCCAGGCGGACGGCGGCGGGTTCACGGAGGTGACGCGCTCCACCTTCAACGGGAAGACGACCTCCGGCTACCAGCGGAGCATCGACGTTCGCCTGCCGGCGGGCCAGGAGCGCGACATCCGCGTGACCCGGATCACGCCGGACTCGACGCTCGCGACGCTCCAGAACGAGACGCGCTTCGACCTGCTGACGGAGGTCGTGGAGGCGAAGCTCTCCTACCCGGACAGCGCGCTCGTCGGCCTGACCGTCGACGCACGGCAGTTCGGCTCCAGTATCCCGACGCGGTCCTACGAGGTCGAGGGGCTGATAATCGAGGTCCCGTCCAACTGGGACCCGGACGCGCGGACCTACACCGGGGTGTGGGACGGCACGTTCAAGCGCGCGCCGTGCGACAACGGCGCTTGGATATACCGGGACCTGCTCGTGAACCGCCGGTACGGGCTGGGCGCGCGCGTGACGCCGGACGCGATCGACAAGTGGGCGCTCTACGCCATCGCGCAGCACAACGACGAGCAGGTCCCGAACTTCCAGGGCGGCACCCAGCCGCGGTACACCTGCAACTGCGCGGTCACGAACCCGATGCAGGCCTACGACCTCCTGGCGTCGATCGCGTCGAACTTCCGGGCCTTCTCGTACTGGGGCTCGGGGACCGTGATGGTCGCGCAGGACAGCCCCGCGGACCCGTCGGTCCTGGTCGCGCCCGCGAACGTCTCCGGCGGCCAGATCAGCTACGGGCGGATCACGCCGGCCGAGAAGCGCCGCTCCGCCGCGGTCGTCTACTGGAACAACCCGGACGACGGCTACAAGCTCGACCCGGAGGTCTACGAGGACCCGGACCTGATCCGCCGCTTCGGCCGGCGGTCAGGCGACGACGTGACGGCCTTCGGGTGCACGAACCAGGGGCAGGCGCACCGGATGGCGCGCTGGGTGCTGGAGGACGAGGCGCAGGGCAGCAACTCGACCGCCGACTATGAGGTGGGCGACGATCACGCGTTTGCGCAGCCTGGCGCGGTCGCGTCGGTCGCGGACCCGATGTTCGTCCAGCAGCGCCGCGGCGGCCGGGTGCGCGGCGCGGACGCGGACAGCGTCACGGTGGACCGGCCGTACGCGTTCACCTCGAGCAACTACCTGATGCGCGTCATGCTGCCCGACGGGAGCGTCTCGACGCGTCCGGTCGCGAGCGGTCCCGGGACGTTCGCGACGATCCAGCTGGGGGGCGACGCCTGGGCGACGCCGCCGCTGCCCGGGGCCATCTGGACGATCGAGAGCGACCAGGTCGCGAACCGGCTGTGGCGCATCCGGTCGATCGCGACCGACGCCGCGCCGTACAAGGTCTCCGCGACGCTCTACGACCCGACGAAGTGGGACCGGGTCGAGCAGAACCGCGACATCTCGCCGCCGAACTTCCTCGACCTCCCGACCGGACCGCTCAAGCCGCCCGGCGCAATCCACGTCTTTGAGTTCCTCCTGCCGGACGGGACCTCGTCGATCCCCTGCGCGCAGGTGTCGTGGGACCGCAGCCCCGACCCCCGCGTCACGTTCTACCAGGCCCAGTACCTAGAGCCCGGGGCCAACTGGGAGCCGTTCGCGGACTCGATCGACCTGTCGCGCGACCTCCGCAACATCGTGTTCGGGCTGTGGTCGTTCCGGGTGCGCGCGCTCGACAGCCTTGGCAACAAGACGGCGTGGGTGCTAGCCGAGAACCTGTCGCTGGACGGCCAGACGGACTCAATCCCGAACGTGATCGGCCTCACGTTCCAGACCGACGACCGCGCGCTCCAGACTATGCTGGTCTGGATGATGCCGGAGGACCCCCGGCCGCTTGAGGCGGAAGTGCTGTTCTCGGCCGGCGGCGGCGACATCAGCGGCGCGATCTCGCTGATCCGCCAGACCTCGCAGGAGTACGTCGTCTCGCAGTCGGGCCGCTACTGGGTCCGCCTGCGCTTCCTGGACTCGGTCGCGATCGACCCGCCGCACATCGACATCGTCAACGCCAACCTGCCGACGCTCCGGTACGGCGACGACACGCCTGTCGACACGCTCAAGCCGGCCGAACCCGCCGCGACGAACTCCAAGGACCCGAACAGCGCTTTCGGGGACATAACGGTCGGGGCGGCGCGCCAGATCATCGCCCAGGCGCAGCAGGACATCGCCAACCAGGGGCAGGCGCTCGACGAGGCCTACGACGAGATCAGGGCCGCGGCGTCGACGGCCGGCTACGCGAGCCAGCGCGCGACCTCCGCGCTGTCGTCCTCGCTCGACGGGGCGCTCAACCGGAACTCCGTCTTCTCCGACTGGCCCGACGGACAGGCCAACCCGACCGGCTGGAACGCGCCCGGCTCACCCCGCCAGGGCGGGTTGTGCTCACCCTACGCGGTTCAGATCGGCGGCGGGCAGGAGATATCCGTGGCCGACCAGGTCAGGATCGTCGACGGCGCGCCGGTCGTGTTGGAACTCGACATCCGCATGACGGGCAACACGCACGACGTGGTCCTCGGTCTACAGGCGTACCAGGACGACCAGACGACCCAGGTCGGCGGCTGGAGCTTCCGCCTCGACAGCCTGCCGGCGGTCGACCACGACAACGCGATCAGTTCCGGCGCGGTAAACAACGAGAGCTTCCGGTTCCGTCCCTACGTCGACGCCCGACTGTCCGGCGCGCGCGAGTTCCGCCTCTACTGCGGCATCGACGGCGGGTCGTCCATGGTCGCGAATATCGACCGCTGCTGCGTGCGCCTCGCGAGCGCGTCCGAGATAACGGCGCAGCAGGCCGCGGTGGACGTGGCGGCCGCCCGGGCCGACATCACGAAGGAGAGCGAGACCCGGGCGTCCGAGACGGGCGCACTCGCGCAGGACACGTCCACGCTCAAGGCGCAGATGGACGGCGATCAGGACAGCTACCTCAAGGGTCAGGTCGAGCAGAACGCGCAGGCCGGCGCGGACCTCCAGCAGGCGTTCGGGTCGTTTGAGAGCAAGGTAGAGGCGCAGTTCAACGGCGACCAGGGGAGCGGCCTCCTCAACCAGATCGGCAGCAAGGCGAGCGTCGACCAGCTCAACTCCGCGATATCGAGCGAGCAGGAGGCGCGCGCGCAGGACTACGAGAACCTCTCCGGCCAGGTCGGGACGCAGGCGGGCAGGATAGACGACCTGCGGGAGGTGGTCGTGACGCCGTCGGGCGCGACCACGAAGGTCATCATGCAGCTCGACTCGAACGGCCACGTCGTCGGCTACTACGCGACGAACGACGGCCACACCGGCGACATCGTCTTCTCGTTCGACCACTTCACGCTGCTGCGCCCCGACGGGACGGTCCTGCTGACCAACGTCGACAACCAGCTATACCTCCCGAACGTGGTCGTGGATCACCTTCAGAACGACTCCGCGACGGTCTTCGGGGGTGCTAACTCCACCAGTCCGGTGTCCGGGAAGTACACCAGCGCGACCGGCCCGGCCGACCCGCGCAGCAGTATCCTTACCGCCGCGGTCGTCATGAAGGCCCCGGGCTGGATCACCGCCATAGCCCGCGTGCACCAGTCCTACAGCAACGCCCCGCCGACCGCTCCGTACTTCATGGCGCTGTCGTGCAACGGACAGGACGACGCAGCGAGCTTCGCGGACGGCAGCGCCTACGCGGAGAACGTGTCGACCCAGGGGCGCTGGTACGCCTCGCAGGCGGGGACCTACACGATCTCCTTCGACTGCGCGGGCCACACGTCTATCACCTGGCTCGGGCGCGTGCTGGCCGTCACCGGACTGCCCTTCACCAGCCAGTAGGGAGAGACGGATGTACGCTGCCTTCTACGACGCCGACGGGCTAATCCACCAGCGGGCCTCCGGATCAGACGATGCCATCGCGGCGGTCGCGTCGTCCCTCAAGATGACGGCGCTTGAGGTGACGGAGGAGCAGGCCGCGCTGCCGCTTGAGACCGACTACGTCGTGCGCGACGGCGCGCTCACGAAACGGCAGGCTTGAGCCGACGACGGCGCGCGCGCTAGGAGCGGTGCCGGCCAACAACGGCCAGGAGGGTCCCATGACCAAAGTGAAAATCTCCACGGGGGCGTCCGCCGCCGCCGTGTCCGTCGGCTCGACGAGCGTCCTCGTCGACCCCAGCAGCACCGCGACGTTCACGATCGACAGCACCGCGGCGCTGTCCGTGACCGAGCAGCCCGCGGACCCGACGCAGCAGCCGCAGGGCGGCGGCGGCGGCCACAGCACCCCCCCTCCCACGGTCTGATGACCGCGGAGGTCCTCTACGGGCTGATGGGAGCCGCGACCCTGGCGGTCGCGGCTCTCTCACCACCGGCCGATCGCCGGCCTGCCGTCGCGGCGGCGGTCCTGATCCTGGTTGGTTACTTCCTCTACAATGCGCCGTGGCACGGGTGGGGGCTGCGCCACGCCGTAAACGTACTCGCGGCTACGGCGGGCCACCCGGAGTTCGTCGTCGGCAACGCGGCCGCCTGGGCGGCGGAGGATACGCTGGTCAGCATGATCCTCGTGCTGCTCTGGGGCCTAACGGATCGGCCGTGGCTGATATTGCTGTGGGTTGTCGTCGTCGCGGAGGTCGGCGCGGAGACCGTTTACGGGATGGCGGGCGATCAGCTATGGCTCGCCTGCGAGCGGGTGCTCGACGCGTCGTACCTCCTGTCCTGCGCGGTCGTCTGTGGCGTCGGGGGACCGGGTGTACTCAATCGCGTGGCTGGCCTTCTCCGTCGCCTTCGGGATGGCCGTCGTCAGGCTGCGACGACGCATCGAGAGGCGGGGGCGAGATAGGCGGGACTGGTAGGAGGAGGGCAATGCACGGTTTCCACCTCTACCAGATGCTCCTCCCCCCCCACGCGCACCACGTCGCGCCCTATTACCTCGCAAGCCGTCCGGCCTCCGTCCAGGCCAACCCGATTATCCTGATGTTGAGCATCTTCGGCCTGCTCGGCGGGAGCGTGCTGTGCGGGGAGATCGTCTGGCGGCACTGGACGGCCCAGTCGCAGGTGCGGAGGTCGAAGCGCCACCCCGTCTACGCCTACAACGCCCTCGTGATCTGCACCTTCACGGCGCTGCTCTGCTACATCGGCCCGGACGCGGTCGTCTTCATGGCGTGGCCCGACGTGTCTCCGGAGACCCGCTACGTCTTCGGCATCGCGAACCGCTTCTGCGACTTCGGGGCCTTCTGGTTCCTCGCGAAGGCTTGGTACTGGAGCGTCTCCGCGCGCGAGGCGATCGTCTACCAGCTGCTGCGTGAGCCCCTGCCGCTCGACAAGTTCCCGCGCATCCGCGACCTCTGGGCGGAGCTTCCGCAGCTCGTGCCGTACCGCGACGGCTGGCGGCTCCGGATGCCGCCGACGCCGCCGACCTGGGCGCGGATCGGCCGACCGCTGTTCGTGATGACCCTCCTCATGCTCGCCAGCGCGGCGCTGTCCGTTGGTCGATGAGCGTTCGGCCGCTACCGGAGGCCGCCGTCGTCGCCTCTACGCCGCTCCCCTGGATCGCGGGGGGGCCGCGCGACGCGCTCGTGTCGCTCGCGCTGGGGCTGATCGGCGTCTGCCTCGCCCGCATGATCTTCGTCAACCGGGAGAACCGGGCGCTGGGCTACCACCAGCGGGTCGGTGACACGCTCCCGATCACGCTTATCGCGTGCCTGATCGCGTTCGGCATCATCTGGGACGGCCATCTCCTCTACAGCAAGGCGATCGGCACGGGCGTAGGCGTCGGCTGGGCCACGATGGCGATCGTCAATCAGCTGGCCCGCGTCATCACGCCGGGGGCCGCGGACCCGACCACCGCGGCCAAGCCGAAGACCGTCCCGCGCCGCGTCAAGGTCATGCGGGCCCCCACGCCCGGCAGCGGCATCGGGGGGGCGCTCAAGGCCTCGTTCCCCGCGTCGTCCTCCGACGAGCCCGACGACTTCGCGCGCCGGCTGGACGAGATCGACCGGGGCGACGATGACGAGGTCGCCGGCCGGGGCTGACGCCGACCGGCGGCCGTGCTATCCGGTCGGCCGTCAACCGAAGGGGACCGTCGTGGCCATCGTGCTCGGAAAACTCTCGCTCTCCCGCCTCGTCGGCGTGCACCCGAAGCTGGTCGCCGTCGTGGAGCACGCCGCGCAGCTCGCCACCCCGGCGCAGGACTTCATGGTCCTGGAGGGGGTCCGGTCCGACACGCAGTGCTTCATCAACTTCGGCAAGGGCCGCACGCCCGCGCAGTGCGAGGCCGGCGGGTGCCCGGGCCGCTTCTCCCAGCCCGCCGCCGGCAAGGTGACGTGGGTCGGCCACGCGCTGTCGAGCAACCACCGCGCGAAGCCCGACGGGTTCGGCCACGCGGTCGACCTCGTGCCCTACCCGGTCGACTGGAACGACGCGAAGCGGTTCGACGAACTCAAGGCGCTGATGTTCCGCGCCGCCGCGGACCAGGGCGTGAAGCTCCGCTGGGGCGGCGACTGGAACGGCAACGGCAAGCCGCACGAGAAGGGCGAGACCGACCTGCCGCACTTCGAGCTGGCGGCCTGATGAACCGCTCGCTCCAGTCGACGGGGCTGCTGCTGCTCGCCGCCCTCGCGCTGGTCCTGCTGCTGCTGATCGGCTGGACGTTCAGTATCATCGGCGCGCACATCACGCCGCAGGGACAAATACCCTCGACGGAGGCGTTCGGGCTGACGGCGCTCCTGCTGTCGTTCCGCGAGGTGATCGCGACGATGCGCTCCATCTGGGAGACCGCGGACCGCACCAACCTGACGGACAAGCTCGCGGCGTCGCAGCCCGGTGCGCCGCCGGCCCCGACGGACGCGCGCGCGGCGGCCGACGCGGTCGCGGGCGCGG